ATATGCCCTTCAAAGTTTGGTGGGTAAACTGCACGGAAGTCTTTTAGTACAGCATCTTCACCTTGTTTAACCATTGATGTGTATATTTGAATAATTGATGATTGATTTAATAATGCGATAGCACCTGTAGCAAATTTTGGATTCTTGTTAATTGCTTTAGCTACTGTCTTTGCCACTGAGGCCATGATAGCATATCCTGTGTTAAATCCTTTAACCTCATTATTAACTTTAAAGTTTCCTAATAATGCTCGGGCAGTTGGACTAACACCTTCAAAATCTCGCTTGCCTGTGTTTATGTAGTTGTCAATTTCGGCACCTAATGTTTCATCAACTCCAGGTATCTGTAACATTTTACCTAGTGTGATAGGACCAGCTTTGGCTGTTTGTTCTGCTATTACTTTGACCACTGTAATACAATATTTCGCTGTTTCAATTAGTTCAGTGTTACCGTCTTTCTCTGCTTTTAGATAAGCGTCATGTAAGTTCTTAGCTGATGCCTTGGCACCCGCGCCACCTTTTGAACTGATGCCGATTTCTTGACCATTTGGAGCAATCAAGAAACTGTCGCACAAGGCCGCGTTCATGCTCATTGGCCACATCATCTTGCACTGCGACCATTCTGCTCCACCAGCCAATACCTGCCGGGCTTCTTCTGCTTGCCCTAAGATAACTCCACCTTCCAGGGCGACGGGTTGCATGATCTCACCAAAGTAGTCACGTAAGGCTTCCATATGATCAGCCATGCCCTTGAACACAGTCCTTGGTTGTCCTGTTGCTAGTCCATATAATATATCTGTTAAGACTGGAGCAACTTCGGGAGGGGCATTCTTGCCCACAGTATCAATTACCTGGGCGGCAGTCATGAATACATTTTCAGTTTTAATTAGGTTCTGTGGATCATATCCCACTTGCATTTTAATAGCACCTTTGGTTGCTAAACTCCATCCTGTAGGTATGTCTTTGTTTGACCATACGCTCATCATGTCGTGTTTGGTCTTTTGTAGGTATCTGCCCCATAGTATAACACCACCATCCATGTTATCTAACACCGCTACGGCAAATGCTAGACTGCCTGCATTGGGAGAATTAGTCCACACAATCTTACTGTGCATGTCTTGTTCGTACTGTGCGAGTGTTTCGTCTCGTTGTTCTGGATTGTCAAATTGTGCAGTATTGGGTTCTGGATAGGAATCAACTCGAATGAATTCTGCTTCTTGGCCGGTAGCATTAACGAACTTGTCACCTGCTAGGCGACCAAAAATTCCCTTTGCTTCTAGTAATATATGTTGTAGTCTCATGATAGTGTATTTATCGTTAGTTGGACTTCCACTTGTCTAGTAACCATGAGCTTGAATTACTCTTTGTGGTTCCGCCAACACCAAACACAAATGTAACATCGGGTTCTGACAGTTCAGGACTATTATCTCTTGTGCGATCTCCACCATTGGCTACAATGATCTGACCTGCAGGATACAGTAATTTGACATTTTGTATAGCCCGTATGGCACTGTCATCTGAGTCATCAAACAACACGCAATGATCTACCATTCTTAAATTTTCTAATATTGCTACTCGATCAATGCTAGGCATAAAAGCACGCCCTTTTTTACGGACAAGCCAAGCATCTGAGTTTACACCAACTACTAATATGTCACCTAATTTACGAGCGGCCAACAAGTATTCTATATGTCCGCGGTGTAGAGGATCAAATCCTCCTGTTACTAGAACAACCTTGTTGGTCATTTTGTAAAGCTCTGACCTTTAGGTGCTCGCATGATGCCAACAGGAGTAAGTAACTTCGTTGATTTAGTGTGTTTTGGTGGTTGTGCTACTTTCTTTGTTTTTGATTTAACCGTTTGATTAACTTTTCCAGTTATAGTTGGCTCTCCGGCACTTTCAGGTATTTGTGTAGCTGGCATAACCCAATCAATATAATAGTTTTCTCGATCTAACCAATTCACAACAATTTCTTCTTGTTTTGGGTATCCATATCTATTAATACTGTTAACTATACTATCGTGTAATAATCCTTTTTCTGCTAGGTCATACCAACTGGTAGTCTTAGGATCCATTGGTTCTATATCTGATTTATATACAGCAATCTTTATCCACGGGTCTTGCCATGTTTTATTTAAATAAAAATCCCTACAATCAAATCCATTTACAGCTAGCATATAAATTAAACTGGTTGGGGTGTGATTATAATAACACCCACTGTGGGTATCAGCATAGTATTTGTTATTGTGTACACCGTTAGATTGTGGCACGTGTAATACCAACATTCCATTGACTGTCATTTGCTCGTTCCAAAAACGCAAAGTTTCCAATGGATTGATACTGTATTGTAAGCTGTCATGTGCCCACATTAGATCAATGCTTACTGGAATTATTCTTTTTTCAGTAAAGTCTCTATTAATCTTGTATATATTTGTAAGGTCAGGAACCTTATTCAATCTATTAATATCTTTATCAACTGCATAGCATTTATAATTGTATGGTATTGGGGTGTCATCTTTGCTTTCTAAGGTAGCCCACCATGTCATGTCGCTACCATCACCACAGCCCATGTCACAGACTGTTTTAAGACTTTCTAAAAAAGTATCATAGCCGTATATTAACTTGAGTGTCGCCCAACTATCGTGATAATTAGCCAATTGATGAATCCTCCATACCTGCTGTCCTTAATCGTGTAACATGCCCAAGCATAAAGTTTTTGCTTTCAATGCCTTTCATAACACCTAACCACTTGTTACGCAGTAGTGCTACTTCGTTGATAATAGTTTCAAAATCAATAACTTCGTCTTCTCCATCTACATATTTTTCTGCGTCTCTCGACGTTAATGCTCTGTTGTAGGCTTCAAGATACTTTTGGAAGTATTTGCGTCTAAGTTTTCTCAATTGGATGTTAAGAAAATTTAAAACTGCTTCAATTTCTTGTAGTTGATTAAATCGATGTTCGGTAATGCCTGGGAGTTGTGCTAGTGATTTTTCTATATTGCCATGTATAGCAATCTCTCGTTTAGCATCATCTAACTCTCCTTCGTAAAAGAGAATCATGTCAGGAATTGAGCCTAAACTAGCAACTACTCGACTATACCACATTAATAGTCATCACTTCCATAAACATCATCTTCTTCTTCAGGAACTTCTTCTTCGCCCAGAACATCTCTTACTGCTCTAGTCAGATATGCATCCGTCCCACCAAATGCTTTAAGATCATCTTCGCTAAGTCCACTATCAGCAACCACACTAACAACATGGTCTGCGGCTGTTTGTCTATCTTTGCTAGGAATGTATTCCTTAACCGTTATCCATAAGTCACTAAGGCTATCAACATCTATTGTCATTCTGCGTTTTCCTCAATATGTGTTTCAGTGGCACCTGTTGTTACTTCAACCACTGGTACTGTTTCCTCTTCAGGCTCTTTGACATCCGTACTTAGTCTTTTTAGGCTAGAACTAATTTCTTTCATAGCAACATCTAAACAGCCATCATCGTTGGCTTCCCATGCTTTACGGAATTTCTTAATAACTGTACCATCTGCTGTTTTATAAACAAGACTGTTGCCTTCTTTACCTAACAGTTTTTTGTTTTCAAGCATGTTAGTAAGTCCTGAATATGGACTCATTCCGGTTTCGTATGGAATCTTAACTTGTACTGACTCAAACGGTTTGTTATATCGTGTTTTCATAATCTTACACGAAGCACGGATACCTTTAACTTCTGATATCTTGTTGCCGTCCTCATCTTCTTTAAGTTTAAGTTTCTTCATGGCAACAACAATACTTGATGCGTAAATAAAGCCCTGTCCGCCTGATATCTTATCGTCTGGATCAAACATGTCTTGGCTTGCGTATGTGTGGTTTGTACACACCATACCTACATTATGACTACCAAACATGTTAACAGTGTTACGCACCAATGATGTTAATGCCTTAGGCTTACGACCCATATCACCTTTCATGTCACCTGCTTCAAATTGGTTAACATCTGTAGGTGTTAACATCATGCCTAACGAATCGATAACAAATAATACCTTTGGTTTTTCTTCATCTGGCATTAGTTTATACTCTTTCATAAACTCTGATATTGTTTTAGCAACATCATCAATCATAGCCATGTTAAGTTTAAGTAACTTATCTTCTGCTGTATCAACACCTAGTGCTATTAACCATTTCTCATCTAAGGCATTTTCTGTATCAATTAAGATTGGATAGATACCTTGTTCCTGTGCATGTTTAATAATGTTACCTGAACAGATGTAACTCTTGCCTGCACCTGATTCACCAGCAAACACTGTTACTTTACCTAGCGGAATACCCTTGTTAAAGTCACCACTGATTAAATAGTTTAATGTGTAGTTACCTGTTGAAACCCAATCAGTTGGATCGTTAAAGCCAAACCCTAAGCCATCAATGCTTTTGGTAATTGACTTCCTAAATTTCGATATATCAAATGGTTTTGCCATGTTATTGCCCCTCTAATGAATTATAAAATTCTGTAAATATTTTCTTACTGTCTATACCACGCCTTTGGTCTATCTTTGCTATTTCCTCTAAACATAGATCTATTCTCTTTTCAATTGGACTATTAATATATTGTAACACATTCTTTAATCCATCTTCAAGTAAATATCCTGGTTTTTTATCCAACCATGCAATAATATCTGACTTTACTAAGTTTAACATCTTTTCTGGTAAATGCCTAATATTTAGGTGATCTGGACCTAATAAAGATCCCACAACAAAACTGTTATTGTGAAATCCTAATTGCTTTAAGAATTCAATTGTTTTAAATAATGATCTATAATTTAACAAGTGATGTAACATATTAAATGATATCTTATGATTAAGCTGTTTAATTATATTAAGATTATCTAAAAAATCTGTCCACACCCCACCGTAACGTATGTATTCAAACTCTTCCCCCATCTCGTCGAGACTAATGGTCCAATGTACATTGGAAAATTCACATATCTTTTCAAATACTTTAGTCCCTGTTTTGCTTAGATTAGTGTTTACTCTGATGTTTACATCAGGATTCTTTTCTTGAAGTATTTCTAATAACTCTAAATTCTCTTTCATTAATAACGGCTCACCGCCCGCTAGATAAACATGTTTAAGTTGGTGTGCATTATCAAATACTAATTGTTTAAGTTCCTCTACACGTTCAGGTGTAGGCTCCTGTACTTGTATTTTTAATTCAGTTGCCCATTTACTAGAGTATTCTGGGCCGCAATATACACAAGCATGATTACATACGTTGGTCCAACGTATATCTATCTTATGTAACTTAAAATTGTTAGGGTCATTATACAATGTGTTATCTACAGTCTTTAGCTCTTTCAGATAGAAAATACGATCACTAATCATATCATAGTTCTGTTTGTCTCCTTCAAGATCATAACATACATTACACCCTATGCCCTCTTTGTGATCAAGCATATTCTGTTTAGTTTTTGTGTTCTCTTTTAATATATCGTGTATTGATTTATCTTTTAAATTACCTATAGGTAGTTGACTACGAATACAGTTCAATACGTCACCGCTTGGAAAATACATAAATCCTGTCCACGGTATAGGACAAAACTTTCTATTAGTTAGATATTCTTTACTATCCATTAGGTATAGTCTGCTCCCAGGGACAGCTCATACACTTTCATAGTCGGTGTTGCTGATTCTAATGTATTAACTACAAACTCTGCCCACTTGTTAACATCTACTGCTTTGGGACCGCTCCATTCTCCAGTCTTAACTTCACCAGGTTTGACCAGTGTCATCTGTGGCCACTCTTGTTTGTGTACTAATTCCCAATGTGCTGATTCTAATGCTTGTTTTTGATTTTTATATTCTATCATCGATGCTTTATCAACAGTTGGATTAAGTGTCATCATAGTTGATATATTAATAATATGTTTATTTGGAACATCCCTCCACTGTCGACATATCTCAAATAATAATTCAGTCTGGGCGTATCCAATTTGAGCATTATTAATAAACATGTCACATGGTTCGATCATCCTAGCAACTTTAGGTATGCTACGGATATTGTAGCCATTGCGGCGGCTTAGCCCAACAATCTCAAACCCGCGTTGCTCATACTGTTTTGCTAGAGCCTGACCGATTCCTGCTGAATGCCCTGTAATTGCTATCTTCATTGATAATAATCTTTAAAATTAATATTTCTTAATTTATCTTGTTGTTTAATAAACTGTAATAGTTGCGTTGTATTGTTTTCCAATGATGCTAATTGTTCTAGTAATGGCAATACTTCTATGTTTTTACTTTGTGCTAGTGTTTCTTTAGCCATTAATGTTAACCAATTCTCATATCTAATGTCTAACATTTCGGGTTGATTTAACAATGCCCAACTGTGTTCTATGTTATGTTCATTTTTGAAATCAATCATGTTAGCAAAATCTCCAACATTAAGTGCATTTACAGTAGACCATAAGTTAAGGGTGCTAATTCCCATAGCTTTGTACTTCATTAGATTATTATAGAATTTATTCCATTTAATTGGCCAGCGAACATAATCATGTACTTTTCCAACGCCATCAAAACTTACAGTAACAGTAACATGTATGCCTTGTTCTAAAAGTCTCTCTAACTCGTCTATAACCAATGCACAATTGGTGTTTACCCTAATGCTACGAACGTTTTTAGGTGGGTTTTTTAGTATTTCTTTATAGTTCTTACTAGCACTCGGTTCACCACCGTTAATGTCTAAGTGAACTACTCTATCTAACGGTAATGCCCAGAAGCCCTTGCTGTTATCCACTACGGGATATTGTTTGCTTTTTAATCCGCCTATCTTTGTACTTAATTCCTCGTTGCAGAACTGACAAGCACTATTACATATATTATCTAATACACCACCAACTGTGAGATAGTCTCGTTGTTTTTGTAGCTTGTCGAAATTGATATAGTTTAATCTAATGCTAGTTCCATTCGATTCCTCAGTCTGCTGACATCTACCACATTCCTTAGGCCAAAGATCTCTATTAAGCATATCTTTGATATCTTTTAGCCAGGCGCTATTGTCCATCGCTTCTAGGCTATCAAACTGTGGGGCATCAATCATATGCCCGCATCGGCTCACTGTGCTGTTTGGATTAAATCTGACAAAATGATCTAGTCTAGGACAATACATCACTTTGACCTAATATTGTGTTACATTTTCCGATTGTGTCAAAATATGCTTGGGGATCTCTATTTAATAGATGTGTCATTATTTGTATTTTTGTCCATTTATTTCCTACTAGATCTAATAGTCTAGTATCTAATCTTAAGTACATCTCATTGAACTTGTTACCTATTAATCTAGCAACATCCTTATCAGACAGTATCTTGTCCTCTTCTGGTTTAGTGTTTAGTGGGGTATACTCTTTTACACTATTCATACTGACAATATTTATCTTGGTGCTATCTATATACCTAAATAGATTCAGTAACCATGCTAATTGTGGAGCATAATGTCTATTTAAGAATAGATAATTTTCCACAAAATATAATATAGTTGTTTGATCAAAAGTAGGATTGTCTCTCTTTAAATTCCATATAAAGGAGTTAATGCCAGAGATGAATCGTTCCTCTGGGTTTCTTAATATAACATCTATTACGTCTATGCGTGATAGTTGTTCATTGAACAGTATTTTATATTTTTGTTGAGTTGCCCACTCATTGATGCTAGAGCTGGCATTTTTGAAAATAGGATAGATGTATCGTTGTGAGGGTTCTATTTCTATTACCTCACAACGATTAGGATAGATTACATCATCTAACCGTGATAACATCTACTTTACTTCTTACGACGTTTTCTGACGATTGCGAATCATCGCTAAAATGTCTTCAGCACGTTGTCCACCACCCCCAGCTGGAGCAGGAGTTGCTACTGCTTCAGTTACTGGAGCCGCTGGTGCAGTTTCAGTTACTGGTGCTGTTGCTACTGCTGGCGCAGGTGTTGCTACTGGTGCTATTGGTGCTGTTGCTGTTACTACTGCAGATGCATTTACTGTTGCTGTTGCAGGCGCATTAAACTGGCCTCTTGGCTTGTAGTAATTACCCCAACGTTCTGCATCATATGCTTGCCCATCTACTGATGCTTCAAACATTTCTTTCATTACTTTTTGTTCAACTTCGCTTGGTCTCTTAGGAAGAAAGTCAGCTAGGTTGTGAAGACCAAATTGTTCGATAGCCGCTGAATCTGCCGCGTCTAGTGCTGATTCTTTACGTGACCATTTTGAAGTAGAATAATCAGCATAACCGCCTTTTGATGTTTTAGTAACAATAAAGTCTAAACCACCTTGATAGTCTGTTGGTAAGTTTTCTAGTTCTGGATCTAACAAAGATGATTTAATTAAGTTAAAGATTTGTGGACTAATGATAAATCTACGGATTGGATTTTCCGGTGTTTTGTCGTCCGTGATTGGATTTTCTTTAACAAAGCCTTGGAATAGATATGATTTCTTTTTCCAATACTTACGGCCCATGTCTTCCAATGATGGATCTTTAAACCATGTTCTTACTTCTGCCAAGATTGGGCATGATTCTCCCCACATTTCAATACACGGTATTTGTACAGTTACAGGTCTACTGTCGCCTTGCCCTTTGATGCCGGCAAAAGCTAAGTTGATCATGTTACGTTCAACCCAAAAGAATGTGTTATCTTTGTTTGCGTCAGGCAGGAACCTTATTCTTGCTGTTTGACCTTCTTGGATGTTCCAGTGTGCGTAGATAGCGTTATCGCCACCACCTTGTGAATTGCCGCCTGTTCCGCGGTTTTCTGTTGCTTGTAACTTTGCTCTAATTTCGGCTAATGATGTTGCCATGATGTTTCTCCTATATGTTTGTCATTGTTTGCCATGATGTGTCTATAAAACGTATAACACTCTTGTATTATACGCTATTATTATTTATACCACAAGCATAATTATAAGATATTTTAATTCATATAGCCAAAAAGAAAGGCACTGTAAAAGTGCCCTTCATTGAGGTATGATTATGTTATGTTATGCCTGATAATCTTTTAAGTGATATCATTTCTTCTCTGCTTTCATTTGCCTTTTTAAGTGCTTCTTCTACATCTGGGTGATTTGATAACCCATCTTCAATTGTCTCAATCCTATCAGTGGCATCAGTCATGTTACCTGTTGAACTGTTTGCTATTTTAATTGCGGCATTAATATCATCTTGTGTGTATTTTTCTGCTTCATCTAGTTTAGCGTTACAATTACAGTGCGGGCAATCTGGTGGGCAGCCACAATCTTCTGCTTTTACATCACTACCACAGCATTTATCTGAACAGTGTGTGTCACTAGCTTCTTCTACTTTTACTTTTGCTTTTTTAATTGAAACGCCACCTTTATAAGCCATTTCATATTCTTTTTGCATTGCTACAGCTTCTTCTTTACTGGCAAAAGAATCAATTTCTTCGCCGTTCCACCATAATTGATATTCTGTTTCGTTTGTTGATTCTTCCATTGCGTCATATGATTTTGCTGGTAAGCCTTTCTTATGTACTGCTCCACGCCCATGTAAATCTAATACGTCTTTCAGCATGTCAAGATATCTTGTGAGTGTGCTAGGTTTTTCATCTTCACTGGTTAAATCAGTAAAGTGTGATACCGTAGTCTGTCCATTATCCATATCAACTACTAAGGCGTTGCTATGAGTAGTAGACACTTGATCCACTGTACCTGTTTGTCCTTTATTCTTAACATATACTCGCTGTCCTACTAGTTTTTCTAATTTTTCGTGTGCTTCGTATACTGGTTTCTCTTCGTGCATTTTCATTTTGCCGATGTATGCTGGTTTGTTTGGGTCTTTTGCTAGTCCTGGTGTTTTAACTTCTTGCCAATCTGATTTTTTAGATTTCCAATTTTTTTCAAACTCTTCGTCTGATGCATTTTCCAAATCATAATGTAGTTCTTTCATTCTGCCTTCTTTTACTTCCATTCCACTTAGGCGTTTGAGTCTTTCTAAATTGTCAGGGGTTGAATGTTGTTTAACAATATTATCAACCCAAGCACTTACATCACTGGAACCAATCTCTTGTAGATCACTCCAATCTTCGCTGTCAACGTAATCCTGGATAGCGGCCATTGTTTCTCGAGGACCACCTACTTTGATAACTAGATCTAGATTGCCTTGAAAACGTCGAAGGATAGCATCGTATACTGCATCAGCCTGATCGTCATTATCACCTAAATTGATGTCAGCTTCATAGTCCATAGCATCTTGATCTGCTTGTGCATCGTAGTCATCATCTGTTGCTTCATCTAACTCAATATTATCTTTTGGCGGGCCGTATGTTTCGATCTCTTTTTCTGTAGCAATAAAATAAGATGGGCTTTTGCAATTTGGACATACTACTTCTGCTTCACCTTCAGGTAATCCATCTGTTGGATTTTCTGGATCTGCAATCTCAGCATACATATGACTTAGATTATGGCAGTTCATACAATACTGTGGCTCATTGTTTTTAAATATCTCTAATCCATCTTTTGCACCAACATGTACTGAATAATCATCATCTGTAGCTTCATCCATTTGTACAAATCCTGATTTACCTTTCAATTGGTCCATGATTTCTGGCATGTTGTCATCAACCCATTGTACAATCAGGCCTCTAGTGTCTGCTTCTGGATCTATATCTCCTAGATCGCCAATGTTGTCCCATAGCACATCGTCACCAATGAGGTCACCTAACGCACCAGTAGCATTAGCACCATCTACGCCTGCTGGCAATGGTTTTTTAAGTAATTCGTTAAGTTTTGCAATGTTTTCTTCTGTTTCTGGGATTGCCCAAGTACCTTCTGATACTCTTTGTGCCCAGGATTCAAATTGTTGTGCAAACGGGTTGTTGTTTTCTCTCATGATCGTGTGTGCCTTATGTACGAGTGGTAGTGCTTGTTCAATACGCTCATCAAGTGATTTCTTGACAAACAACTCTTTTAAATCTGATATATCCGCTTCATCTTCTACCAAAGCAGGTGTATAGTTCTCTTTAAATTCTGTGTAGCCACGCTTGCCCTTCATTTTCTTTAGGGTATTTTTAAGTAGGCCGTGATACCCAAACGCTGATTCTACCATCTCTAGAGTAACAGTGTTCTCAAATGTTCTGCGTGACATCCCGCGGACGAAAGGGCGTAATGTCATCATTTCTCCAACCATTTCAGTTATGTGCTGGCCTAACTCATCAGTGGGAATACCGCCGGCTGAAACATGTCGTGCCATTGCACGTGCACCTGTTAGGTTATTGAACGGGAGTTTAAATCTTTCGCCTTCGGCATTTTCAATGAATACTGAATCTATGTTGCGGCTACGGGAGCCATGGACTTCATCAACGATGGGCTTGCTGTGTTGTAATTTGATGCGCACTGGACCAAAGCTCTCATAGCTACGGTTCTTTGTGCCGTACATTTTGCCTTCGGATACAACATCGTCTGCGTTGTATGTGCTGTCAGCCTTGCTCTGTTGTTGTATGTCTCGATGTTTTAGTGTGCTTCGTGTTATGTCTCGTGGTTCAAAGCTCAATAGATTTCTACGGGCAAACTCGCGAAGCTCTCTCAAAAACGTGTACCAGTCTTTTTTATGGTCTTCATCAAGGTCGTCACTGATATTTTTACTGAAATATATCTTTAGGCTAGTTTCATCAATGAGACTCATTGTGATGTTGCCGTGGTTGTGTCCGTCTACTGTGTAATCAAAGTTAAAAAATCGTGCATCTTCGGGGGTTTGTGTGGCTTTAGCGTTTTCGTCACCAAGACTTACTTCCTCAAATCTATCACGGATTTTTTCAAACAGTCCTTCTGCAATTTTGTTAATTTCTCTCATAATAGTATTTATCTACAACATTATAAATGGCATGGGTTCTACAAAATCGTCATGACCATCTTTCATCGCGTTGTCTAAATTAGCGTCATACGTTTGTAACAGCATGGCCATTCGCACTATCAACACGAGGCTCATTACCAAGTCATCAGTTTCGCCGGGTTTGGCCGAAAATCCGCTACCGCTGGCCACAAACGTTTTAAGTTCTGATATTAGCGGCTTGCTGTTTATGGTCATGCGTTTGCTTTCAATCAGGCTCTTAAGTTTAGCACAAGCGGTAATTTTTGGTTTGTTTGATGTGTTAAATCCTTTTCGATACCTGCGAGTATTCCCTGCCCTGGCGGGTTCGCTCAGGAACGTGCCTTTTATGTTCTCTTCGCCGATTTCTGACACACTAATTAACGCGGCTTCACCCAAAGTATTATTTTCTAAGCTATAATAGATGCTGTTCACTGGCACAGTCTCTGCTAGGTATTTTGTGATCTCTAACAATATACCTATCTGTTGTTGCACTGGTGTTCTATTGTCTCGCCATTCTGCAACTTGTACGAAGCTAGGAACTTCAAAGACCTGTATGGCGCTAGGATCGCCCCCTGTGCCAAGGCTCGGGTCTAATGCAACCAAATACGTTTGTGTGGGATCTGGACGCTTGTACCACCGTACCTGTCCTTGCCTTTCAGTTGGATCTTTTCCATCTAACTCAATTAAGTAACCAGGATTAATTAATGTTTCATCCCAGATGATAAATTCACAATCCATTTCTCTACGGAATCGTTCATCACCTAATTGTGCTCGAGTCTCTATAGCCCATGCTTCATCACGATCTGGATGCTCGTTCCAATAACTGCGGAATGCTTTAAACCCATTGATGCCTAATTCTGTTTCGTTACCACTTGCATCAAAGCACTTGTTGGCACCTTTCCACAATGTGGCAAATTGGTCTTCATCACTGTTAGGAGTTGATGTAATAATACACTTACCGCCAGTTGCTAATGTAGGTGATATTGACGTCCAAAACTCACGGCCTATGGTAGGGCGGACAAACGCAAACTCATCTGCGTACAGTAGCGATATACTCATACCCCGTCCAGTGTTTTCAGTTGTTGTAGCACTTACTATACGACTGCCGTTGTCAAAGTCTATACTACCTTTGTTGTAACTAACTGCACCAGCACGTATGAAGTCTGGAACTGACTCATATGTGTATCGTATACGTTGCATGATCTCTTGCGAGCCTGTATATTTGTGTGCGGCGATTAGGATAGTTGAGTCAGGGACAAACATAGCGTACCATAGCAAGTAGCCCGCGGCTGAAGTGGACTTCCCTGTTTGTCTGGGCATTAAGGATATGCTGAATCTGTAATTGTGGTATGAGTGTATCAATCGCTTTTGGTATTCAAAAGGTTTATACAACATTCGTCCTTTGGTAGGGTGCTGTATATAAAAGTAATTGCTCATGAAATATTCAGGACCTGTTACAGGATTTGCGCATTTAGCAAACTCTTGTAATTGTTTTTCCGTAAAGGATTCCCTCTGATGAGGTTTTTTTACTAGAACTGAATCTGTGCCTTTTGCTGTTGCCATAGTATTACTTATCTTGGCTTTAAGTTGGTGTTACAATTACCAGGGCTTTTCACCCGTTAGGTAGGGGCGGCTGAACCAAAGTCTAAACCATTCTGGACTGCCAGGTTTGATGTCGTTTTCTTGTTGATATTTTATTTTTTCGTTGGCGGTGATGCTAGGATTGCTACCTTCTGTGCTAACACTATCAGGTCCTGTGTATTCCTGTAACGTTCCTATATTGTTATTGCCTAACCCAGCAAGGCGTTTGATCTCGTGTATCGGATCAGCGTCGTCTAGGACTGCATCATCAATTCCTTCGTTGGTGTAGTCTTGTGTGCGAACTACATATTGTTTAGACGCCATATTTATTTTTCCTCTTAGCAGGCATTGGGCTCTGCTTGTTAGTATTACTTAGTTCTTCACTGCGATTAGATGATAATCTTTTAACCTTGCCAGCACCTACCATCTTGGCGGCACTGTTAATGATCTCTAATTCTTGATCAGTGTAACATGATAACAAAGGGTCACCTGCAATTGCGCCTGCGGCTTTTGTAGGGAAGTCTGGAGCTCCGGCCATAGCTAATCCAAAGCGGTAAGCTGTGTATGGACTGCCATTGGGATGATTTATACTAATGCCAGGCAGGCTAATAGCACTTCTGATACTAGCTTGTTGGTCTGCTTCTAAATTTGAAAAATCGGCTCGTTTATTGTCTTCAACAATAACTTCCTTAATTTTCATCTTAGACTTTTTTAACTTCGTCAACCATGCTTTCGTATGCTGACCATAGATCTTCTTCTATAGGGTTAGCACCACGATTAGCGGCTAACGGATATTGTTTTTTAGGTCCATTTAGTCCACCGCCAGCGGCTGATGTTACAGCACTTACTGGCGCTGTTTCTTCATGTGGAGTGTTAGTGTATTCAATATCGCGTTCTTCTTCTACTTGTTCACACCCGCATGGTTCACACCCACAAATGTCACAAGTTTCTGTACTGCCTACTGGGCTTAAATCGTCCTCTTCACCTACTGGTATAGCAACACCAGTAACTTCTGGCATGCCAGATAGTTTACGAAGTAAATTAAGTGCATCTTGTTCTCCATTAGCAGTAATGCTGACATTGATATCTTCGTTCATATTTTTCTCCTGTGCTGTGTCACCAGACACTGAGTATGTTTTACCATCAACAGTAAATGAATCTTTACCTGCTTTAATAGCATCTAGTCTTGCTTTAGTAAACTCGTTGCCTTCTTCTACAGTATCTTCCTGAGCCATTTTTTTATGGTCTTTGCCGCAAGCTTCTGCAACTTGTTCTTCATTTAGTCCAACTGCTGATAAAAATCTTGCTCTATCAAAGCGTGGGTTTTGTTTTGCGAACATGTCTGCGTGATGGTTAGCAAGTTCTACTTTCTTAGTTTCATCTTCGATGTTTTTAAGTAAGTCTGCTACCATTTGGAAATCTTTACGTGTAGGGCCTTCTTCTAAATGTGTTTCTTCGTCCATTGGTACATCAACATCACGTTCTTGCCAAGCTTCAGTGGCATCTTCGTGTGCGGCTTCCATTGCGGCATCATGTTCACTGCCGCCTGGTGCAACCATTTCAGCACACCATTCGTCAGTTAGTTTGTTGTTGCCATCACCATTACAGTGTGCTCGAAGTGATAGTGGATCAATGACTGGTTGACCGTCTACTACGTTTGCTTGATAGCTAATACTACCATAGCCCGTTTCACCGTCATCACCTGTAAATTCATAATCCATTTCACCGCTAAGTGATTCTGGGTCAAAGCCTTCGTTTACATCACACTCGCATGTTTCGCAACCACATGATTCACATGTTCCTGTTTCATCTTTTCCTGTCCAATCGTTCCAAAGTCCTTTAACTTCATTGCCACCAACTGTAACTTTTTCTGCTAGTCCCGCTAGTTTGGCGATCTCAGTTAACTCATCATTGATGTCAACAACTACTTCATTTTCTTGTTCTGATAATTCTTTTTGGTAGTGATCCCATGCTTCTTCGTTGGTGTAGATAGGATGGTTGCGTAATTCATTGGATTCTTTTACTACTAATTTTTCAGCATTATTTAATTCTGCTTTAGAATTTTCAATGGTATCACCAAACTCAATACTTTCGTCAACTTCTTTTTCTTTATCGTCTTGGTAATTTCTATCATGCTTAATACCTTGTTTGGTCTTTGTGACTTTATGTCCTTTTGATGTGATATAGTAATCACCGGTTTTAGCAACATCGTCAAATTCAGTCTTATTTTTAAGTTCCTTGCCTTCTTCAACTTGGCGGATACCTTCTAAGATGCTGTTACTTTTGGTATTTTCTTGCATAATATTATTTCCTAAATGTTCTTCT